CTGATAATTACCAAAATGAGCAGTGGCATAAAGCCGCAATCAGGCTTGGTGAAGAGTTGGCATCTGTCGGGCCTGTTGGCTATTACGAAATGGACGCAAAAGAATGGCTTGATTGGGCTATGTCAACTGTACAAACTCGCACATGGGTAGGACTGAAAGATGACGATGAAATTCCTTGGGATGGAGTCGATGCCAAGTCTTTTGCCAGAGCCATTGAAGCCAAGCTGAAGGAGAAGAACAATGCCACTTAAACCACACCCAACAGACCCCGATAAGATGGTCTTTGTCAGACACCAATACGATTTGCCAACTAAACGTGAATGGGTAGGATTGACAGAAGATGAAATCAAAGAATGCTTTGCCATAACTCCTGATCAGTTTTTGCCGTGGCAAATCTACAAAAGAATTGAAATTAAGCTGAAGGAGCGCAATACATGACTGACAAAGAAGATAAACGATTTCAAACAAGATTGGCAACATTTATTATTGATGGTCTTGATGCGACTGAAGCTGAAGACTTGGCATATTCAATGATGATGCGTGATCGTGATGGCTATGATGATCGTCGTCTCTGTTACGAATGTGAGCACTACAAAAATGGTTTATGCCACGCCATTCTCGACAAGAAGGGTAAGCCAACACAACAGTTGCGGTTTATTCTCCAACGGTGCCCATCATTTGTTTTAAAAGGATCAAAGTTATGAATGATGATTGGAAAGTATGGTTTGCTGAACATCTTGCTCGTGGCTCAGCAGAAGACGTTCTTGCGCAAGTTATGCTTGCACGAGGTGTTTCTTTAAAAGATGTACTTGATGAAGTTAAATCTATAAGAACATCGCCAATTTATCTAGCATTTCAAAGACTGTTAAGAGTTCAGGGAAAATATGCTGCCACCATGCGTAGCGTTCAAATGTTGTGGCAACAAAATCCAAATTACGAAACAATTGATCGGATTGAAATGCCAACACGCCAAGAATTTTACGAAAAGTATTGGCTACCCATACGTCCTGTCATCATCAAAGACTTTACAAAAAACTGGGACAAAACAACATGGTCTTTTGAGTTTATGCGCAACAACTTTGACAACATTGATGTTGAGGTCATGGGAAATAGGGACTCTGAAAATGATTATGAGTTAAACATGAACAATCACAAACAACAAATCAAATTGCATGACTTGTTGGATTACATCATGACCACAGAAGAGTCCAACAATTTGTATATAACTGCAAATAACCGATTGATTGAAAAGTTGCCAAAGTTATATGAAGCAATTGGGGAACTACCCGACTTTATGAAAAGACCACCCAATGAAGGCGCTGGTTATTTATGGATGGGTGCTAAAGGTGCCTATACCACCATGCACCAAGACTTGATGGGATTGATCAATGTGCAAATTGTAGGAAGTAAAAAATGGCAGATTGTATCTATATTAGATACGCCAAGGGTTTACAACCATGTCACCATATTTAGCGAACTCAATACCAAGAAAATTGATTTTGACAAACATCCTCTAATGCGAGATGTAAAGATTATTGAAGTCGTAGTCAATGAAGGAGATGCGATCTTTATGCCTTTCTGTTGGTGGCATACAGTTGAGGCGCTTGACAAGTCTATATCACTCTCATTCACAGGATTAGATTTTCCAAATAATTGGGAAGCTGATCTCAACACATAAAAATATTAAGGAAAAAAATGATTTATTGTGGCGTAGACCCTGGCTTCTCAGGCGCATGGGGGATGATCGATCACCACGGTGACTATTGGTCGTGTGGAGACATGATTCATAACGGTGACCACTTGTTGAGTCGTGACATCATTGCCGAGATGAAGCAAGCCATTGAGCGCCAAGACGTAGAGTTCATCTTAGAAGCCGTCCACGCCATGCCCAAACAAGGAGTCAGTTCCACATTCAAATTTGGTATGGCGTTTGGTTCTGCGATCACCATCATTGAACGGTTCTCAAAGGTGGTTCACATGGTCACACCACAGCAATGGAAGAAGGACATGGGATTGACCTCTAACAAGGCCGATAGCATGGCTGTGGCGCGAGAACTATGGCCACTGGCACCATTGCATAGGCAGAAGGATAACGGACGCGCTGAGGCGCTTTTATTGGCTGAATGGTATAGGAGACAAAATGATTGACGCATTGGTATGGGCTTTGGCATTTGGCGGTGTCATTGCTGTAGTAATTTACGCCATCGTTCTAGCGTGGATGTTCATTCAGGAGCACAAAAATGACTGACAAAAATATTTCTGAAGCTGTGGATTACATCTACACACATGGATTGAAATACGCAGAAGCCAAGGGTGAGTTGACTTACCTCGAAGAATTCCGAAAAAGTAAAAAGGCGATGCTGATGAAGACAGCCATGGAGAATGGAAGTAAATCAGTCGCCTCGGCTGAAATGGAAGCGTATGCTGACGTAGAGTACATCGAGTTGATAAAAGGGCTTAGCGTGGCTGTAGAGAAGGCGGAGGGGCTTAGGTGGGGCTTAGTAGCAGCACAGGCAAGGGTAGACGTATGGCGCTCTCTGGAGGCGTCTAATCGCAATACAGACAGGGCAACAATGTGAACAACAATCTGAGTGAAAAAGAAAAAGCTTATGTGGGGCTCGTAAAGCTCCTCCCTTGCTCAGTGTGTGATCAAGAGGGGCCAAGCGACGCACACCATGTCAAACAGCATAGGCAATACACCGTCATAGCACTCTGTAAGAGTTGCCACCAAGGAAGCAAAATGGGTTGGCATGGGGAGAAAAGGGCTTGGGCAATAGCCAAGATGGATGAGATTGATGCCCTGAATATCACTGTCAAGAGGGTAGTGGAGTTGATTCACAATAGTTGAGTGGCAACAACTCCACTTTAAGCAAAAAAGCAACAAACTAAAATATTTTCAATTATTTTACAAAAATAAGGGTTTCCCCTAGACAGAATATCTAATATTTTGTTAGACTACAAGAACTGAAACAAATTCAGGTTTAACCAAAAAGGAAATTATCATGATTACAGAAACACAAGCAACCATCCAAGCTCTCTCAACAGTAGAGTCTTTAACCTCAGACATCGATGCACTCTACGTGCTCGACCAACAAGCCAAAGCATTGGCTGACAAAGTCAAAGAATTAAAAGCTTCCATCGCTAACAAATACGACGTTGGCACACACAAAGGCGAGTTGCACTCAGTCAACGTTGCTCTCTTCGAAGTCAAGGGTACAGTTGACTACCAGGCTTTATGTGTTGCATACGGTATCACAGAAGAAGTTCTCAACACCTTCCGTAAAGAAGGCCGTGCTGACATCCGCGTTACCCCCAAGAAGTAAATTTAATGCCCCTTCGGGGGCTATAAGGAGATATTCATGAGCGACTCAATAAGATTTCAAGCAGACGAAAGCCGTGCAGTTTATGTCGGTAAATTTGATCAAGACATTTGGTTGTCCATTCAAGTGCATGGCGGTGGCGCCCATTGCGTCATTCCAAAGGAAGAGGCATTAAAGATGCTCAAGACTTTAGAAGAGTTTCTAACTCATATGGAAGATGCATGAGGGTACAACCCATCAAGAACATAGAAGTAGAGCCTTGGCTGTTAGAGAAACACTACGCCAAGCGCATACCTCAGATCATGTTTGCATTTGGCTTGTACGTAGAGGAGGTGCTGACTGGGGTGATTACGTATGGCATCCCAGCCTCACCGTCTCTGTGCATGGGAATTTGTGGAATTTAACACTCAGAGCAAGTATTGGAGTTGAATCGGATATGCCTCATGAACAACAAAAACAACGAGGCAAGCTATTTGGTGGCACACAGCATTAAACAGCTTCCCAAGCCCTCCATAATCGTCTCATACGCTGATACAGAGCATGGGCATGTAGGATATGTCTATCAGGCCACAAACTTCTTGTACACAGGCTTAAGCGCCAACAGAGTAGATTGGACAATCAAAGGACAAGAGCACAAGCACTCGAAGACCATATCAGACGGCATGAGCCTTGAGACTATGAAGGAAAAGTATGGAGATGACTTTTATTATGTGCAGAGATCACGCAAGCACAGATACATTTATTTCCATGCTGACAAGAAGTATAAGAAAATGTTAGAGTCTAAGTTAAAATATGCCATCGAGCCTTATCCAAAGGGTGACTCACGTCGATATGACTCTGGTGGAAACGTTTCCATACAAATGAATTTGTTTTAAGGAGAAAACAATGGACAAAGATTACGTATACACACCTGCAGGGACTGACATATCGATTCGTTGGAAAACAATGGGATGGATACCACCAAGCGAGCAGCCAGAGTATCAACAGAAGTGGAAGTTCTACCAAGAGCTACCCATGCGCAAACTAGATGATAATGCCAAGAAAGAGTATGAGGCAGTCATGCGCAAGGCCAAAGTAGCAAGGATTAAATAATGGGTTTCTCATCAAGAATATCACCTACCAACAGAATCCGAGAACAAATCAATTTGAGGGATTTAGTTGATAAGCATGGCTTGGCTCTACCCATAGAGCCGAACTTCGAAGAACCACAAGAGGATATTTCGGAAAGTCCACAATTGGCTATCCATGCAAATCTTTATGTGTTCAGTGGCCACACATTGGGAAATCTAGTAGACGAAATTGTTGAGTTTGCCTACCAAGAAACATTCAGCATGATCAAACGAAAAATGCAATTCATGGAGGAAAACGAATAATGGAAAAGAAAGAACTCAGTGGGTTGGCTCGCCAACTCCTACAAACATCAGGGGCTCAGACGTTCTTCACTCAGGCAGAGTTTGACGATGCTATAGCAATAGCCCAAGCAGAGATCATGCACATAGCGGTGGAGACTACCAAAAAAGCCATCTTCATTGAGCGCCAAGCATGTGCAGATCTGGTCTTAGAGCTTGCAGATAGCGAAGATGAGGGTGAGACATGCACAGCGCTTAAAAACGCTTCTAGCGCCATTCTGAACCGCATACCATCACAAAGGCAGTAGTATGAAAGACAAAACTGAATGGGCTCTATACTTGACGTATGCTTTTGCAGTTGTGGTGATCTTATTGGACATGCTATTTTGGAGGCAAGGATGAATAAGGAAGAAGAAGAAACCAACCAATCCATCGAGGAAGAATTCCAACGCATGGTGAGGCGCAATGACTGGAACGCAACCATCAGGATGGAGGTGCCACTGACCACCAAGCTTGTAATCCCTGACATGTTCAGGAATGCAGTATTGGAAGAAGTCGCGCTAGAGTTTGACAAGCTGAAGAACTTCGGAGATACAAGCCAATCGTTCGCAGCCTTTGTTCGAGGTATGAAGAAATGATCAATCCACCATCAAAGGATGTATGTTTGTACTTATCTCGTTATTACAACGAGCGAACAGGAAAACAATTCGAAAAGCTGTCATGGATGTGGCTTCTCTGTTGGGGGTTTTACGATCATTGGGTAGAAGACTGGTTACAAACAGAGGATTAAA